GTGTATTTTCCGGTTTCCTTGCGTTCACCTTCGCGACGTTTTTTCCAGATGCGCATCTCTGCCTGAATTTCAGGCCATTTAGCGCCAGGCTCACATTTATGCTTAACCCACCCGATGGCATGCAGTTTAAGTTCAGGATACATGGCGTTAACTTCTGGCATTTTCATCAACGCTTCAACGATATGTCCGCCGAATGTTGCCATGTCTTCCTGTAGTAATTCCTGTGCGCTAATCACCATATCAACGGTGATGTTTTCGCATGTGTCGAATTTAACCAGGACTGCGTTCTGTACTTCAGGGGACAGCTTGTCAAAATTGACGTTCATCGGATCGGATTCTGGTTCGACCGGTACAAAGGAAGCTGACTCCTCATCCCAGCGGTTTTCCTGCATATATTCGGTATCCCAGGAATCGAGGGCAGGGCGGGGTATGCCGGGTTTATCCTCGCAGACAATAAATTTATAAGCGCAGTCCTGAGCTGCCGGGAATTGCTCCAGAAATTGCCAGTGAAATTTTGCGCGTGCGCGACGCTCATCACCGGCTTCAATGGCAGTGGCCACCGCAACAGCGCTATCTTCTTTTATGGCCTGTTCGTCAGGAATAGCAGCGCAAATAAAGATTTTACTCATTGTGTTTTAACCTCATTACAGATTTAAGGGTGAACAAATCCCTGCCATTGCTGGCATATAAAAATGAAACCGGATATTAATTACGGTGCTGTTTTAAAGTCCTGCCGGTATTTCGTTATTATTAGTGTGAGTAGTTTTATCTACCGGATAACAGTTACCGGGAATTTTTTGTTCTGCTGCTGCAGCCATGCATTCTTTCATTGAACCGTATAAGCCAGTCACCAGCTCAAGAGATTCGCCGGAAACAAGATAAACTGTCAGAACGAGTGCAAATGTTGTATTCATTGTTTATATCCTTTTTGCAGCAGGTCCAGACGAGCCAGCATTGAAGGAATGCATACTTCATTTAACAGGTCCTGCTCGAGTTTTCTCTGCTTAATGGCGTCTTCAATAAATGTTTTGTCTCCAGTGATAACGCCAATTTCGAAACGAAGTTCAGACGTGCTGGCATTACATGATAACTTTTCCATTATCGCGTCCTCAACAATGAATTTTGTGATGCGGTGCCTGGTGCCTCCAGGTGACGTTAACCAGTTAACAATTAACGCCGGATACAGAGCATTCTCGTTACTCAGCAAATGACCGCTTTACCGATTTAACTGTTCCGCGTGCGCTGAGCCGCATTCACCGCATCACAAAATTCACTTTTAAAAAAGGGCGGCAGAGCAGTTACGGAGTAAAACTGATACCGCCAAATGTCACCAGAATATTGATAACAGAGGGCGTTGCAGCGGGGTTGTCACTTAAGCGTATGGTCAACCTGACAACCCGGTGTCCTCAACGGGGGAAGGAATAACCCCGCCATACTTACCGCCGCGCCATTTCGCGGATTGCCACAACCGGAAGCGCACGGTCGAATTAAATTTAACGACGGCTCTAAGGGAGAAGGACTTCGCCGTGCACTTTCGTGTTATGCCCTGACTTTTCAGGGATATATCCTTTCAGTAAACTGTCAGTGCCGGATTCTTATCTGTGTCCGGCGCACGACCACACGTAGCAGCGTGTTGGTCTCCATTTTTAATTCAGCCCTTAATGGAGGATAAAATGCCAAACAAACCATGCCCTGCCTGTAACGCTCTTTCTGGCTTTTTAGAGAAGGGCGGTTATTACATTTTTAACTGTCCAGAACATGTTGAATTTCATATATCAAAACTTGACAGTATCATTACAAAGCCAAATCAGTATCAGTCTGATTTACTGAATAAAGAGTTAAACGCCGCCCGAGATTAAGGGCGTAGTGGCCCATTAAAAATATTGCAAAGACCAACTATTGTTGAACTGGATTAAACCAGTAATTCTCTATTGCTCTTATTGTTACCATCGGATGATTGCCGGGGGTTATTTTAAGTTCGGGAGGAAAAGGCTCTCCATCAGCAGCCATCATTGAGTATGTGAAATCCGCCGACGCAGTCCCTTTCATGATAATTCCGAATTTTTCAAGTAATGAGAGCAGTTCCGGTAATCCTGTGTCATCTGAATAACTTTCCTCATAGAAAGAAGCGATTGCCGCAGGAGATGACAGTTCTCGCTCTGCAATTTTTTTGTAGTTTTCCAGAATTCTTTTTTTGAATACTTTTCCTCGACATGAAAACCCATCACCGAGGCAATCCGCTTTGCAGTTTCTTCAGTATTCTGGTTGTTTGTTACCGAAACAGAGTACAATCCGGTAAACGCATCGCGCACATTACGAGCCATATTATCAATGTATTTCTTCGTTGCAGATTCTAATTCAACTTCGTTCAGACGTTGGTGAAGTGCATGTGCTGCAATTTCCTGGATTTCTTTTAGTAAATCTTTAAATTCCATCTTTAACTCCGTTAGTCGTTAGATTTTGCCGAACTGGAAAGCGCCTGTTTAAACTCACTGAAGCTGAGAGCTTCCTCGCCTTCGGCAAGGCCTTCGAAGTATTCTTCGTAAGCCTTTTCCATGATTGTGTCGAAATCCATATCACTCACCTGAGTTTCTTTCCAGCCAGCGACGGGCACCATTTTCGGTTTTAAACGTTTTGCTTTTGGTATACGTCATCGCGGTGAATGTACCGTCCTGGTTGGGAAACACGCCGTACACCAGAGATTCGTTGTTGCCAAGATCGATAGTATCCATGTTGACCTCATTTCCCCTTAACGCCGGGTAGCGGAACAAAAACCTGCTGCATAGTTATTAAAGTTGAACCCTGCCGTCATGTTCATACGCCTCGGGCTGGCTACTTACCCCCTGACCACTGCTTGGTAACTCGAAGTATTGCCCGGCGTTCTGTGGGGCGGGGTGGGTGGTTGGTGTATGTAATCTACAATAAAAAACTGTTTTTGTGTCAACAGTTTTTAATTGTTGTTTTGGGCAAAAAAATCCCTCGAAAGAGGGAGTATGAAAATTGTTCAACTCAGATAGAGAAGGGAAATTGTCGCCGAGAATGTGTCACGCTTACAATCTCAATGCTTGAAGCAGCTACTCTGTACAGGATTATGTAGTTAGGGTGGGTCACGATCTCTCTCAATCCAGAAACCCGTTCGCTTGGTGGATATAAGTACGGATGCTCAGATAGAGGTAATACCGATGTTTCAATGCGTATTTTTAGTCTACGTGCTGCCGGTGGGTTCTCCTTGGCGATGTAAGTTATGATCTGGCGCAAATCATCGCGAGCAGACGGTAGCCATAAAATGGGTAACATTACTCGCTCTTGTTAGTTACAGCAATTTGAGCAATAAGATTTTCCATTTCAGCCATTACCTCGTCATGTGGAATTGCGGGGCGAGTGTCTGCAAGGCTTGACGTTACTTTAGTGCGCAACCATTCGTTGTAACTGTTTTCTTGTTCGGTAGTTTCGAATTCTGAAACTATCGGAGAAAGGGCTGTACCCATGGCATAACTCCTCTTCTTGTACTGTGGTCACGCCCGGCGGCTTTTTTGTGCCGCCAGCCACCTAGCAATGGTTTCTTCCATTGATTTTTTCTTGTCTTTGATTTCTTGAAGCATTTTTTCTTGGTCTTCCTCAGGAAACGCACTAAAAGCTTGGAGCAGTTCGCGTTGGCGAGGACCAATTTTCATCGTGTCAGGGGTGAAAATTTGCTCACACTCTTCAGGAGGCAATAAAAACCAATGCAATGGATGCCCTGAAACCTCAACCAGTTTATCCAAACTTGAGGCTTTAGGTGTAGCCTTACCGCTGACCCATTGTTGAACAGTTTGTTGTGTCACACCAATTCTACGGGCAAGCTCAGCCTGGCTCCATCCAGTTTCCTGAAGAAGCTTGCTGATTCTGTACATAGATACTTCTAGGGCGCTCATCATTATTCAATTTTACAGGTAAATACTGTTAAAAGCATCACAATAAAAAACTGTTGATTGCATACAGTTTTTTATTGTAGGCTTTGCTTATAGTTTTTAGAGGAGGGCAAAATGCTAGATAGCACTCGCGAAAAAATTAGGCAGAAATACACTCAGGCTGAAATAGGTCGTTATATGGGGGTCGCTCAACAGACTGTTTGGCAATGGTTTAGCTTTGGCGTTCCCCCAAAGCAGGTAATTCCGTTATGCCAACTAATGAAGTGGGAAGTTACCCCGCATGAAATCCGCCCAGATATTTATCCTAACCCAACCGACGGTTTACCTGTTGGATGTAAGGTTAACACATCAAATGCGCCGGAGTTGATTCATGAAAATCAAGCATGAACACATCCGCATGGCGATGAATGCCTGGGCGCATCCGGACGGCGAAAAAGTACCGGCTGCGAAAATTACCAAAGCGTATTTCGAGCTGGGAATGACGTTCCCGGAACTGTATGACGACAGCCATCCGGAAGCCATGGCTCGCAATACTCAGAAAATTTTCCGCTGGGTGGAGAAAGACACTCCTGATGCGGTTAAAAAAATTCAGGCGTTGTTACCAGCGATCGAAAAAGCGATGCCGCCTCCGCTGGTGGCCCGAATGCGCAGCCACAGTTCCGCTTATTTTCGGGAGTTGGTAGAGACGAAGGAACGGCTGGTGAAAGATATTGATGATTTCGTTGCATCAGCGATCGTTCTGTTCGATCAGATGAATCGTGGTGGCCCGGCAGGAAACACTCTGGCTGTGCATTAATTGGGTAATAAATATGAGTAATGACAAAAAATTGACACTGAGCGTTTACGAAAACAGTCCGCACATCTGGCGTGGCGGTTTATCTGATGTGGAGCTGGCAGAGTGGTTGATACATAAAGCTAATGCGCTGCTCTGGCGTTTGTCAGCCAGAGAACAGCGCAAGGAAACCAGAATAAAGCTGGCTGATGCAGAAGCGTGTGCCGGGCTTATTGAGGATTATACAAATCTTGGTATTTCTTCAGCAGAGAGTGATCCCATTCAGCCTCTGAGCAGGGAGTCAATCCAGCACGCTGGTTGTATGGCACATCTTGTAACTGCTCGTCAACATGAGGTGGGTATTGGATCACTTCCGGCGGGATATTCGCTGATTCCAGAGCTGGTTGAAGCAAGAAAATCAGTTCAGAAAAAGAGAGATGACGCACTTCAATTATTGAGAGAGCACTATGGCGCGATACCAGAATGCGAACAGCGTCGATACCCTGAAGGTTATGAATGGATGCAGTCTCTTTTTGAAGTTCGCTAATCAATATGTCGAGACGAAGGTATGTTTCGGCGCGCAGCCAGGCTCTGTAATCCGGGAGCATTTCGGGGCTGTTACACCAGCGGTTTGTTGCTGCAACATTTAATACATGAGCCTGATAAAGGCTTTTCAAAAAATACATGTCGAACCTCCTCTGGTTCTGTCGATTGGGAACCACAGATTATATCCGGAGGAAGGTTCGGCACCAGATGAGGTAGCCATGCGTGATTACGCAAAAGTTTCTCCGCGATTCTGGCTGGGAGAAACGGGGAGAGAACTTAGAAAGGCGGGTGCAGAAGCGCAAGTTGTTGCTTTTTACCTGATGACATCCCCTCACGCAAATATGCTGGGTTTGTATTACCTGCCAGTTTTATACCTTGCTCATGAAACCGGGCTTGGTCTGGAAGGGGCTTCAAAGGGGCTTAAAAGGGCTGTTGAAGCTGGTTTTTGTAGCTATGACCATGATGCAGAGATGGTCTGGGTCCATGAAATGGCAGCCTGGCAGGTTGGGGAAACGTTGAAGCCTGGCGATAACCGTTGTGCAGGTGTCAGGAATGAGTATGCATCATTACCTGAAAACGCTTTTCTGTCAGTGTTTTACGACAGATATAAAACGGATTTCCATCTGGATGTGAGGCGGAATAATAGCCGAAATTCGGTAAGGGGCTTCGAAGGGGCTTTTAAGGGGCTTCGAAGCCAAGAACAGGAACAGGAGCAGGAGAAAGAACAGGAACAGGACAAAAACACTATGGTTCATGGCAAAAAAAACACCACGAACCAGGCAGGGGATGTTCAGACCGTCAATCCTGGTCAGCCAGCAGGCACGACACCGGAAGCCGATTCGGGCGCTGTGCAGCAGGTGATGACCGCAGGGTCGGAGCAATCACACCAACTGCAGCAGCCTGAAGCCGATTCCGCCATTCAGCGGGAAGCCGATCGGGTAGTCCCGGAAAGCACCGGGCAGTCTGTGGGACGAGTGGATTATCCGGATGTGTTCGAACAGGTCTGGCGGGAATACCCGTTGCGTGCTGGGGCAAACCCGAAGAAATCCGCTTTCAGTGCCTGGAAGGCCAGATTGCGCGAGGGGGTGCCACCAGAGACCATGCTGGATGGTGTGAGGCGTTACGCGAGATACCTGGCGGCGACCGGGAAAGCGGGAACGGAATTTGTTCAGCGAGCGACGACGTTTTTTGGGCCGGACCGGAATTTTGAAAACCCCTGGTTGCTCCCGGTAAGCGGCACGAACAACCAGCGTTGTGTGAATCATATTTCTGAACCGGATACCGAAATTCCGCCGGGATTCAGGGGGTGATGTGGCATGAAAAACATTGCGGCAGCCGGGGTTCTTGAACGTATTCGCAGACTTGCACCACAGGCGTCGGTTCCACCGTACCGGACGGTGGAGGAGTGGCGGGAATGGCAACTTGCTGAAGGACGAAAACGCAGCGAGGAGATTAACCGCCAGAATCACCAGTTGCGGGTGGAAAAAATCCTGAATCGTTCGGGCATCCAGCCTCTGCACAGCAAATGCTCGTTTGCGAATTATCAGGTGCAGAACGACGGGCAAAAATACGCGCTGAGCCAGGCCAAATCCATAGCTGACGAACTGATGACCGGGTGCACGAATTTTGTGTTCAGCGGTAAAACCGGCACCGGGAAAAATCACCTTGCAGCGGCGATGGGTAACCGGCTGATGGCGAAGGGGCGCAGCGTGATTATCGTCACCGTGTCTGATGTCATGAGCGTGTTGCATGACAGCTACGACAACGGCAAATCCGGGGAAAAATTTTTACAGGAGCTTTGCAGTGTTGATTTGCTGGTCCTGGATGAAATAGGCGTTCAGCGGGAGACGAAAAACGAGCAGGTGGTATTACACCAGATAATTGATCGCCGGACAGCATCACTGTGCAGTGTCGGGATGTTAACAAACCTGAATCATGCCGCAATGAGTACACTTCTTGGTGAGAGGATTATGGACCGCATGACCATGAACGGTGGTCGATGGGTGACGTTTAACTGGGATAGCTGGCGTCCAAATGTCAGCAATATGAGGGTTGTGAAGTAATTTTGTCCGGAGGAAATTTTAATGGAAACCGTATCTGACGCACTGAAAGCACTGAAAAAAGCCTCTTCACATGTGGTGGCAGCTCGCCTTGGAATCAGTCGTGAAGAGGCTGTCAACGAGCTGTGGGAACTCAAAATAAATGGCGTCGTTGATAAAACTGGTCACACCTGGTTTCTGGCTGGCGAAGGTGAATCCCGGGTAACCGAAGAGCGGCCAGTAAAATCTGAAGCACAGGATATGCTGACCGGGGAGGTCGAACAAAAAGTTACCGCAGACATGATGATTGAGTTTATCGGTCAGGATGGGGCTAAAACGTGTGAGGAACTGGCGGGTAAGTTCGGTGTCAGTACTCGCAAGGTTGCTTCCACGCTGGCGGTGGTAACCGCAACGGGGCGGCTGGCACGCGTTAATCAGAACGGTAAATTTCGTTACTGCATGCCGGGCGATAATTTACCAGCAGAGCCGAAAGCCGCGCTGGTAACGGAAAGTGATGGTAAGGCCTTTCCTCAGCCAGCAGGTGCTGCGTTACCAGTCCGGGAAGCCGCAACACAGGAAGAAATTAAAACAGAAACTGTGGCGGACATTGTGCAGCCGTTGCCATCGTTTACCGAAACGCAAGCAGATGAGCTGATTTTTCCGTCCCTTCGCAGGGCAAACCTGGCGCTGCGCAGGGCGAAAAGTGATGTTCAGAAGTGGGAGCGAGTCTGCGCCGCGCTGCGGGAGCTGAACAAGCACCGGGATATTGTTCGACAGATTTTCGATTCCTCCAGTCGTATTGTGTCGGAAAAGTGATTGCCGGAGGCACCTATGGCAAAAGTATTTACACCAGAAGAGCGGGAAAAAATTAAAGGGCAGGTTGTTGAACTTGTACGTCTGAGCGGTCGCGAGACGTTACGGGCTCTGGAGGCTAAAACCGGTGCATCAAGGTATTACATAAGCACTCTCGCCAGAGAACTGGTCGCCAGTGGTGATGTTTACAATTCAGGCTACGGATTATTCCCGTCTGAGCAGGCGCGTAAAGACTGGCAAAACGCCCGCAAAAAACTATCAAGGGCAAAGGTGAAGAAACCGGTTGTGGTTGATCCGGATCTTATCTGGTCATTACCAGACGGAGAAATACGCCGCTACGACAGGCGTCTGAACATAATCTGTAGCGAGTGCCGGAAGAGCGAAGCTATGCAGCGTGTACTGGCTTTCTATCAGGGTAATTTTCAGAAGGTGCTGTTGTGAGCCAAATTAACAATCGGAACTTCGTGAAGAGAAAGCATAATCCAAATCTGAATAATTAAGTTCAGCACTGTAAATAAAATTTAATCCTTAACTGGAGGTATATTTATGTTAAATACACAGAAAGCCATTAATGCGGAAAAATATAACGAGTGGGCAAGAAAATTCTCTGAGCAGATTTTTAAAATTACTGGCGATGAGAATGCGGCAAAAAATGAATTAGAACCGTGGACGCCTGAAGGAGCCGACCCAAATTATTGCTGGAGGGAGGTTGATCCAGTTGATGCTGCAAATGAAGCTATGAGTTATCACAACGATTAATGTCAGGAGGCCGCCCGAAAGGGCGGTAATGAATGGTCACATTATTTAGAAAAAATATCCGCGAAAGAGTAGAACAACAGAATTTCTGTTTCTCATTCTGTTTATCGTGTTGATGATACCGATATCCCCGTTAATCCTAGTCTGGATAATCGGAAAAATAATTGAGCCAGTTATTGAATTGTATAACGACGTGGTATGGGCGTCATTCAACACACTGCACAATAAAATTAATCCGTATAAGGAAAACTGATATGGCAACTTTGACAAAAAAAGAACGGGCATGGTTGAACGAATTACAGGAAGTTCTTGATCGCTGTCCATCACCGAAAAAAATTGGCTTTTACACCATTGGCGATAAAAGCATTTACCTGTATGACCTACGCCGCATGGATGAAATCATGGAGGCTCTTGATAATCGTTCGTCGATGGATTGGTGTGTTGCTGTTCATGATATGAATGCAGGGTTTGATGAAAAGATTTTGTTCCCCTCATCAGTTGAAAGCACTGCGGGTTAAGGAGTAACACATGACCACTATTACCAAAGAACGTATTGAATTGTTCATTAAAAATCCGGTTGAAAACGGGCTTACCCGTGGTGAACAAATGGAACTGGCACGGATTGCGCTGGCATCGCTGGAAGCAGAGCCAGTTGGTGATTTTTATGAATACAAACCGGATGACTGGTAGCAGCGTTCGGCTGGAGATAAAGCGCCAAAATGGACGCCACCCTATGCCGTTTTTCCAGCGCCCGTAGTGCCGGAAGAAATGGATTTGCTTACATGCCATCTCGATGGTGTAACTGAAACATATGCTGAGGGATGGAACGCTTGCCGCGCTGCCCTGCTTCAGGGCAAAGGGGAGCCCGGGAAACAAGTTCGCGAATTGACAATGCTGGTTAAACAATTGGTTAGTCAACTGAAGAAAGCGAAACCGGGCTGCAAATTGCCGGATAAAGTGATGGACTACCTGGAGCGAAGCGGACTTATAAGCGTGGAGGATGTTTCACGATGACCTGGCCTGAAGCATTCACAACGGTAGGAATTGCGATGGCGGTGGCGCTGGTTGTGTATTCGATTTGCCGCTGGGGATAAAAACGATTTGCGGGAAAAGGATAGTTAAGTAGAATTGCTGCGGGTGCTTGAGGCTATCTGCCTTGGGCATGAACACCAAAGGCAGATAGAGAAAAACCCACCCGACTATAAATCAAAGTGTATTACCCCCATTTGTTGGACGATGAAATGGGTTTAGTTAACTATGTCGGTATCGACATGACTAAAACAACCTTAAATTGCTCGATTAATAGACAAGTAGTTTTGAAAGATTAAATTTATGCGATCCGGTATTTTCAAGGGATAGCCTTTATGAGGTTATCTTATGGGGTTAAAACATCAAGAACAGTTGTGTTATAATACATAGAAACTAATAAGAGACGTTGCAACTATATGAATGTAATAGATTTGTTTTCTGGCGTTGGAGGTCTAAGTCTTGGTGCTGCACGTGCTGGATTTGATGTTAAAATGGCAGTTGAAATTGATCAACATGCTATTAATACTCACGCAATTAATTTTCCAAGAAGTTTGCACGTCCAAGAAGATGTTTCTTTACTAAATGCAGAAATAATTAAGGGTTTTTTTAAAAACGATATGCCCATAGATGGTATTATTGGCGGTCCTCCGTGCCAAGGATTTAGTTCAATAGGCAAGGGGAATCCTGATGATAGCAGGAATCAGCTTTACATGCATTTCTACCGTTTAGTATCAGAATTACAGCCATTATTCTTTTTGGCAGAAAATGTTCCAGGTATTATGCAAGAGAAATATTCTGGCATTAGAAATAAAGCATTTAATTTGGTTAGCGGTGATTATGATATTCTTGATCCCATCAAGGTAAAAGCATCTGATTATGGTGCTCCAACTATTCGAACTAGATATTTTTTTATCGGTGTAAAAAAATCATTGAAGCTTGATATTTCAGATGAAGTATTTATGCCTAAAATGATTGATCCGGTTACTGTAAAAGATGCTTTGTATGGATTACCAGATATTATCGATGCCAATTGGCAATCAGACTCTGAGAGTTGGCGAACAATTAAAAAAGATCGAAAAGGGGGATTTTATGAAAAATTATGGGGGCAGATCCCTCGGAATGTTGGTGATACAGAATCGATCGCTAAGTTAAAAAATAATATCATATCTGGATGTACCGGAACATTACATAGCAAAATCGTCCAAGAGCGTTATGCTTCCTTATCTTTTGGGGAAACTGATAAAATTTCAAGATCTACAAGATTAGATCCAAATGGTTTTTGCCCGACTTTAAGGGCGGGAACCGCTAGAGATAAAGGAAGCTTTCAAGCCGTCAGGCCGATCCACCCTTATCATCCAAGAGTGATTACACCAAGAGAAGCTGCTAGATTACAAGGCTTCCCTGATTGGTTTCGCTTTCATGTAACTAAATGGCATAGTTTCAGACAAATAGGAAATAGCGTGTCACCAATAGTTGCTGAATATATATTAAAGGGGCTGTACAATTTATTAAATAAAAGAGTACAGCCCGAATATTTAAACCATAATTCTTTGGAAGTTAGGGTATAACCTATAGTATTTATAATAGTTATCCCGTTCATTTTCGTTTAAAGAGAACTCTTCAGCGGCTGCCTGATATGCTTCTTTATCAGGCAGTTTACTATCTAAATTTATCTTTTCTTTAATTGTTAGTGTTGGTATTGCTATTTCTTGCACGTCTTCCCAATTTGTTGAATAAAATTGCCAGTTAGAAAGGTCGCATGCCTTAGATAACTCTATATATTCTTGTTCTGAGGAGAAAAAACCTGATATTGTCAACATGGTATGACTGCCATCATTATATTGATTTAAGGATAATGGGTAATACTGAATCTTATCCTTACGTCCTGAAAGACCACGTTCTATTGCTGATCTAAAAGCGTTTGTAATAATTCGTATTAAAAGAGCTTTAATCTTACGATCTGAAAGATCTGCATTTGATATCTGAAGATTAAAATCAAGATACTTTTTCCCAAGCAATGATTTTAATGAATTAATAAAAGCTTCTTTAAAAATATCTAAACTTTCTCCAACTCTACGTTGGTAATAAGAACTAGGATTTATGGGGAAGGTGACCTTCAAAATATCAAAAGAGCTTACTTTAGTACTTAGTAAGTGTATATCATCTAGATCCGTTTGTATTTTTTTCGGGGAGGCATAGTCTAACCATGTTATTGATGGTTTAGAAAAACTATAATCAAGAATAAAGTCATGAGCTGATATTAGCTTACAATCAATACAATTATAAGGCAAATTATATTTTTGTCTGATGTGAGTAGACTCTTGTTCTTCGAGAGAAATCATATCAGAAAGAGCGATACGATTATGCATGATTCTAAAATCTTCAAGCATCGGACCACCAAAACCTATATATGTATATTCTTGAATATTTAGTCTTTTGCTTAAGAGGTTTAGGCTTTCGAGAAAAATCTCTCTATCAATAGACTTATTATGCCTTAAGTGATAGGGAATGTATTGTCCAGACATCACTTCACCTCTTCAATCACCGTATCAAAGCATTGCATCCCCACATCAGAAGCGCTAGCATCTTCATGTCCAAAGAAATATTTAGATAAAATTTTAACATCTTCTTTCTCTCTGGTGAAGATTATTCGTACAGTAGAGCTTTTTTTTACTGGGGTAGGCAGCTTAGGTGTATATCGCCACTCATTTTTGTTTCTATTAGGGTTGGACCAGTTATTTTTTTTATCTTCTGGAGTTGATTGTGGGGTAATTTCAAATAAAGATTGAGCTTCATGTGACTGAGCTGACTTAAGTAATTTTTTCCCTTCTTCAAGATGCTCACCTTTCCACTGATTGGTGAATCGAATAAAATGCATCATCCCTTCAATCATTTTATTTCGTACATCATTGTACAATGTAGAACTAAGATCGACACCTCGTTTCGTTGTTGTTATTGGTAATTTTTCTGGGTTTTTACTGGTAAAGCGAACAACCCCAGAAATTGCTATAAATTGGGTATGAAACCTTGGTACATTAGCAAAGCCCCAACCTGTGAGATGTGTCTTATCACAATATAGAACAACGCGGTCATTGCAAATGACAGTCCATCCAGCATCATCAGAACTCCTTTTTTCTAAAACATCATCATTGTCATCTTCTAAATTTTTATAGAAGCCAACAACTAAATCGATATCAACATCGTCTATTTTAGCTTTATATATGTATGGTTCTATTTTAGAATGATCAGTTATGATGTTAATCGGATTATGTTCAACAACAACTCCATTTAATTCTATTTTAAATCCTTTTTGAATAATAAATGACAATGAGTGTTTTATCTGTAAAAAGAGATCAGTAAGATATGTGCTCTCATTAAATTTTTGTGCCACATTAGAATGGAGTTTTTTTATCTCTATAGTTGTGCCTGTTGGATTTTTGTTATCATAGTCACTCTCGTGCATCGGTATTTTCCAACCATCACCATCGATCCAATCAGGTGTTATATCTACAGTGAATGCGCCATCGGGATTATTCGATTGTATTGAGCAATCTCTACCCATTTTAAAAATGGCTCTTTTCATACCAATACCATAGACGCCAACGGTGCCTTCATTTTCTTCTTCTTTTTGATGGGGTCGTCCCATTTTAAAAGCATATTCTCGGAAGCTTTTAGGGATACCTCCGCAATTGTCTTCTATAATAAAGACATCTTTATTAATCGTAAGTTTCGCATAAAATCCTTCATATGGTTTTGAAGTTTTTTTTGTGTCTTTTATTGTACGTAAAGCCCCATCGACGCAGTTATCAAGCAGATCAAGTATGGCATCGTTTAAGTCGATATCTCGAGTTAGCATACTTACAAAAAATCTTTTACTAGGACTAAAGTCTGCTGTTGGAGTCGTGTTCTCAGTCATAATTTACTCTCTATGTGTTTGGGAAAATAAATACCTTAAGTGCAAATTGTTGATTTTAAACGCTTCGCATGCGAAGTCAACGATGTTAAGAAAGAAAGTGCATGTGATCTAACAGTATGTTTTTAAAAAAAGATTAGCTTTATGAGAATTCAGGACTGAATCCCGTGAGAGGAAAATAACATATGTTATTGTTGCATTGCTGTGTTGTTTGGGATTTGTTGCACCATTCTGGCGTTGGTATATCTAGTTCGTTGTTCATTTTGTTAATTGTACAACAGGCAGACAACAGAGAGCTTTTAGCCTAGTTAGCTTACGAAATTAAACAACTAAGATTATCGGCGGGGAGTGGTCACCGCTACTCTTTGGCTAGGAGACTTCAACGCAACCGCACACAACCAGCTTCGGCGGGTTTTGTTTTTTCCTGGCATTCTGGTTTACAATTTGCGTGCTAGCTTGAACAACTGGCATCTGCTGCACTGCGCCATCGAGAGATTGAGAAATGGCGCATATACAACTGGTCAAACAAACTTCTTCTGGTTTACTTCTCCCGGCGACGCCGGAGAGTTGCGATTTTCTGCATCAAATCAAAATAGGTGAGTGGATACACGCAGATTTTAAGCGTGTGCGTAACTACGCATTCCACAAGCGTTTTTTCAAACTCCTGCAACTGGGATTCGATTACTGGACTCCGGTCGGTGGGGCGATCACGCCTCGCGAACGAGAACTGCTGTCTGGTTTCGTTGATTACCTGTGCGAATCAGTTGGTCGGGAACACACGCCAGCCCTGAGTGATGCCGCAGAGCAATACCTTAACACCGTTGCGACTCGTAGAACCCGGGATACGGCGTTGCTAAAGTCGTTTGAGGCTTTCCGCGAGTGGGTAACCATTCAGGCCGGATTTTACACCGAGCATATTTATCCGGACGGTAGCCGTGGGCGTCGGGCAAAATCCATCGCTTTTGCGAATATGGACGAAGTCGAGTTTCAGCAGGTTTATAAATCTGTACTGAATGTGCTGTGGAACTGGATTCTGTTCCGTAAATTCTCCTCTCAGGAGGAAGTTGAAAATGTGGCCGCACAACTACTGGAGTTTGCGTAATGGTGAATTTACGTAAAGCGGCTAAAGGCCAGATATGCCAGATCAGAATCCCTGGCTACTGCAATCACAATCCCGAAACCTCTGTGCTGGCGCATTACAGGCTGGCGGGAACGTGCGGAACAGCGATAAAGCCACACGATATGCAGGCAGCGATTGCCTGTAACTCATGCCACGATTTAATCGACGGGAGAGTAAAAACCAGCGATTACACCAAAGAAGAATTGCGCCTGATGCATGCAGAAGGTGTTTTTCGCACACAAGAGATCTGGAGAAAGGACGGTTATTTATGATTTACCCAACGAACACAGGAAAAAGCGGAGAGCACCTTCGTCTCACCACGCTGGAAAGTGTCTGGATTCAGGGGAAACTACGTATGTGGGGGCGCTGGTCGTATATTGGCGGCGGTAAGACGGGAAATATGTTCAACCAGTTGCTGACCTCTAAAAAGCTGACAAAAACGGCAATTAACGAGGCGCTCCGGAGGATGAAAAAAGCAGGTCTGGACAAACCTAAACTTGAGGCTTTTTTGCGGGATATGATCAACGGCAAGCAAAAAAGCTGGCTGGTGCATTGTACCGATTCAGAGGCGTTAATAATCGACAGGGTTATTGGTGAAGTACTGGCAGGTTATCCCGGGCTGCTCAATGTTCTGAGTCAGCGTTATGTGGGGCGGGGGATGACTAAGCGCAAAATGGCTGAACTGCTGAATGATGCACATCCGGAATGGAGTTTAAGAACCTGTGAAAGACGCATTGAGCATTGGCTAAAGGTGGCAGAATTTATTTTGTACAAACCAATGGTTATGGCTTTTGGTATAGAGAAAAAAGTTATTGCTTTTTGACGTAAAAACTGCTTCAATTCCGGTAAGCTTCGCAAAGCTGTATCGCGAGGCGAACCAAACGCATGAACTTTACCAGAACCCGCCATTGAGCGGGTTTTTTATTGCGGAATTAATTACGGACCGTTATTATTCTGCTCCCGGCCCTTTAGCTCAGTGGTGAGAGCGAGCGACTCATAATCGCCAGGTCGCTGGTTCAAATCCAGCAAGGGCCACCATCACATACCGCCATTAGCTCATCGGGAAGAGAGCGCCACCTTCGAAGCTGGTTGCGCGGGGTTCGAGTCCCCGATGGCGGTCCATTATCTGTATTCTGCGTTGTTAGCTCAGCCGGACAGAGCAATTGCCTTCTGAGCAATCGGTCACTGGTTCGAATCCAGTACAACGCGCCATATTTATTTACCAGGCTCGCTTTTGCGGGCCTTTTTTATATCTGCGCCGGGTCTGGTGCTGATTACTTCAGCCAAAAGGAACACCTGTATATGAAGTGTATATTATTTAAATGGGTACTGTGCCTGTTACTGGGTTTTTCTTCGGTATCCTATTCCCGGGAGTTTACGATAGACTTTTCGACCCAACAAAGTTATGTCTCTTCGTTAAATAGTATACGGACAGAGATATCGACCCCTCTTGAACATATATCTCAGGGGACCACATCGGTGTCTGTTATTAACCACACCCCACCGGGCAGTTATTTTGCTGTGGATATACGAGGGCTTGATGTCTATCAGGCGCGTTTTGACCATCTTCGTCTGATTATTGAGCAAAATAATTTATATGTGGCCGGGTTCGTTAATACGGCAACAAATACTTTCTACCGTTTTTCAGATTTTACACATATATCAGTGCCCGGTGTGACAACGGTTTCCATGACAACGGACAGCAGTTATACCACTCTGCAACGTGTCGCAGCGCTGGAACGTTCCGGAATGCAAATCAGTCGTCACTCACTGGTTTCATCATATCTGGCGTTAATGGAGTTCAGTGGTAATACAATGACCAGAGATGCATCCAGAGCAGTTCTGCGTTTTGTCACTGTCACAGCAGAAGCCTTACGCTTCAGGCAGATACAGAGAGAATTTCGTCAGGCACTGTCTGAAACTGCTCCTGTGTATACGATGACGCCGGGAGACGTGGACCTCACTCTGAACTGGGGGCGAATCAGCAATGTGCTTCCGGAGTATCGGGGAGAGGATGGTGTCAGAGTGGGGAGAATATCCTTTAATAATATATCAGCGATACTGGGGACTGTGGCCGTTATACTGAATTGCCATCATCAGGGGGCGCGTTCTGTTCGCGCCGTGAATGAAGAGAGTCAACCAGAATGTCAGATAACTGGCGACAGGCCTGTTATAAAAATAAACAATACATTATGGGAAAGTAATACAGCTGCAGCGTTTCTGAACAGAAAGTCACAGTTTTTATATACAACGGGTAAATAAAGGAGTTAAGCATGAAGAAGATGTTTATGGCGGTTTTATTTGCATTAGCTTCTGTTAATGCAATGGCGGCGGATTGTGCTAAAGGTAAAATTGAGTTTTCCAAGTATAATGAGGATGACACATTTACAGTGAAGGTTGACGGGAAAGAATACTGGACCAGTCGCTGGAATCTGCAACCGTTACTGCAAAGTGCTCAGTTGACAGGAATGACTGTCACAATCAAATCCAGTACCTGTGAATCAGGCTCCGGATTTGCTGAAGTGCAGTTTAATAATGACTGAGGCATAACCTGATTCGTGGTATGTGGGTAACAAGTGTAATCTGTGTCACAATTCAGTCAGTTGACAGTTGCCTGTCAGACTGAGCATTTGTTAAAAAAATTTCGCATGGTGAATCCCCCTGTGTGGAGGGGCGACTGGTGAAAAATCCTTGCTTGTGATTCATTATCGACACGGGTTCGGTGGTACCAGGCCGAACTCACCGGGAGGCACCCGGCACCATGCAGTATACAGAGATTAGGCATATACCAAGGCCTCTCATAGCAGGGGCCTTTTTACATGTAAAAAAGCCCGAGTGGGTTCGGGCAATTGCATGAGATACTCGTTTTAATAATCGAAATCATTTTAACCAGGATTCATAAGGCTGCGCAACTGCGCGGCCTTTTTCGTATTTCGGGCTGTAGTCTTCCTTCTGCCATTGTCCTGTAACTTCCGGACTTCAGCCCGCTCCTTATTTTACTCACAATATTATCCCGGCCGGGAGGATTCATGGCATTTAAACACTATGATGTTGTCAGGGCGGCGTCGCCGTCAGACCTTGCGGAAAAGCTGACACACAAACTGAAAGAGGGCTGGCAGCCATACGGCGGACCGGTTGCCATTACGCCGTACACACTGATGCAGGCGGTGGCTATTGAAGGAGATCCACAGGTCGGCCCTTCATCTAAGCCGGACTGGTACTACGTCATCGTACTGGCCGGGCAGTCCAATGCCATGGCTTACGGTGAAGGGCTTCCGCTG